AGGCAAGCACAAGAGGTTGGTGAAGTTCGTAAACTTGCTGATGAATTGTTGAAACAACAACTCTCGCAGAAACAAGTAAAACCTGCACAAGAAGAAACAGATATTGATTTCTTTGAGAACCCTCAAAAAGCCATTCAAAATGCTTTAGAGAACCATCCAGACATAAAAGCGGCAAAGCAAGCCTCACAACAAATGAGGCAGATGAACCTTCAGAGTCAGCTTACTAACAAGCACCCTGACTTTGGGAACATTGTTCAAGATGGGGATTTTATTGCTTGGGTAAATGCATCACCAGTACGTATGCGTATGTATGAAGATGCAGATACTAATTACAATTTTGAAACGGCAGATGAGCTTCTATCGACCTATAAGCAGATTAAAGGTGTCAGGTCAAAGGAAGTGTCAGATGCTGGGAAACAATCGCGTACAAAGGCTCTAAAGGCTGCTGGCGTGGATGTTGGTGGGTCAGGTGAAACCTCAAGGAAGACATATCGCCGTGCTGATCTTATCCGCTTACGTATGACCGATCCAGATCGCTATGAGCAACTAGGTGATGAAATCATCAAGGCTTATAACGAGGGTCGAGTTAAATAATTACTAATTTTTAGGAGTATATAATATGCCATTAGGTACAGCCCATCAGACAGTTACGACTGCTGATAAATTCATTCCACAAATTTGGAGTGATGAAGTTGTTGCAACATACAAGCGTAATCTTGTCCTTGCAAATCTCATTAAGAAAATCAACCTTGCTGGCAAGAAGGGCGATACTGTCCTTCTACCTAGGCCAGGTGCTCGTGGTAATGCAACTGCTAAGGCGGCATCAGCGCAAGTAACCCTTGTTACCGACACTGCAACAGAAGTTACCCTATCTCTCAACCAGCATTTTGAGTATTCAATTCTTATTGAAGACATCGTTGATACTCAGGCACTAACCTCAATGCGTCAGTATTACACTGATGATGCTGGTTATGCACTTGCTCGTCAGATTGATACTTCTTTGATTCAACTAGGCCGTCAAGTTCAAAGCGGTACTAACACTGCTGCCTATAGCGGAGCTTTCTCAGGTGCTGATGGTACTACTGCTTATGTTGCAGGTACTAACACTGGTTTTGCTGCTCTAGCTGATTCTGCCATTCGCCGTTCAATTCAGCGTCTAGACGACAATGATGTTCCTATGGATGGCCGTTTCCTACTCGTTCCTCCTTCAACCCGTAACACCTTAATGGGTATTGCACGTTTCACTGAACAGGCTTTCGTTGGTGAAGGTGGTAGTTCTAACACCATCCGTAACGGTGAAATTGGTAATGTGTACGGAGTTCCCGTATTTGTTACTAACAATGCTGATACCACCTCTGGTAGTACTGCTACCCGCATTTGCCTACTAGGCCACCGTGATTTCGGTATCCTTGGTATGCAAAAGGAAGTTCGTACTCAGACTCAGTACAAGCAAGAGTATCTAGGTAGTCTCTTTACTGCTGACGTCATTTATGGTGTTGCAGAACTACGTGACTATGCTGCTGTTGCTCTAGCAGTTCCAGCCTAAGTAATTTAGGTAGGGTTCTCACTTAGTAGCCTTTGGGTGAAAGGTGAGAACCTTTATTTTTAGGAGATAGGTATGGCTAAGTTTAAATGTGTTGCGAGTGGTGGCGTATATGAGTTTGTCAACGAGCATGACATTGAAGGTATGAGGACACACCCGCAATATGAAGAAGTGTTTGAAGAAGAAGTAGTTGTCGTAGAAGAAAAGCCAAAGAAGAAAAAGCCTGAGCCAAGTGGTGAATGATCTTGGATACTCAGCAACTTATAAATAGTGTACTAGTTCTTGCATCTGGCGTTACTGGATGGTTTGCCAGAGAGTTATGGAACGCAGTTAAAGAGTTAAAACAAGACCTTGCAAAGTTGCGCGAGGAAATGCCAAAAGACTACGTTATGAAAGAGGACTATCGTAGGGATATTTACGAAATCAAAGAATATCTGTCTAAGATATTTGATCGTCTAGAAAACAAAGCAGATAAATAAGGGACACACTCATGGCACTACCAACATATCTGGAACTTGTTAATGACGTAATGGTTCGTATGCGTGAACCAGAAGTGTCCACTGTAAATCAAAACGTACTTTCTAAACTTGTTGGTAGGTTTATTAATGATGCAAAGCGTCAGGTTGAAGATGCCTACACTTGGAACACACTTTCAACAACCCTAACCCTTACAACAACACCAGCAACCTATAACTATGTCCTACCCAACACTGGGTCTAGGTTTAAGGTTAGTGAGGTGTTTGACAACACTAACAAGACAACACTACGTGCAATCTCATCTATTGAGATGACGCACTTCTTGTTTATGACTGCAACACCTCAATCTGGTGCTCCTAACTATTATAACTTTAATGGTGCAGACGCTAACGGTGATACCAAAGTTGACATCTTCCCTGTCCCTGATGCTGCATATTCCATTTTCTTTAACATCTATCAACCACAACTAGACCTCTCAACTGATGCAACCGTGCTCCTTGTCCCTAAAGAGCCTGTGGTACATCTAGCTTTTGCTAAGGCCCTTGTTGAGCGTGGTGAAGATGGTGGTGAGCAGAGTTCAGAGGCCTATTCCCTCTATCGTCAAGTGCTTGCAGATGCAATTGCAATTGAGGCTGGTCGCCATACTGAAGAAGATAGTTGGGTGGCAATTTAATGGCTCAAGTACTTCAAACCTTTAGTATTTCTGCTCCAGGTTTCTTTGGACTCAACACTCAAGACTCCTCTCTTGACTTGGCCTCTGGGTTTGCCCTATCTGCAAACAATTGCGTAATTGATAAGTTTGGACGTATTGGCTCTCGTAAGGGGTGGTCTCCACAGAACACTGCAATTAATGCTGCACTGGGTACGGCAGATATTAAGTCCATTGGAGAAGTGGTAACAAACGGTGGTGTCTCTTACACCATTTGTGCTGGTAATAACAAATTGTTTATTTATGCTGCTGGAGCACTAACAGAACTAACCTATGGTGGTGGAGGAACAGCCCCAACAATTACAAATAGTAATTGGCAAATGGCATCATTAAACTCACACCTCTATTTATTCCAAAGTGGTCACACGCCATTGGTGTTTGATCCAGCAGTTAGCACTACAACTTATAGGCGTATTAGTGAAAAGACAGGGCATACTGGAACAGTTCAAAATGGTAATGTTGTTATTTCTGCTTATGGTAGGTTATGGGTTACAGACACTACTACAGACAAGAATACGATTTATTTTAGTGATAGTCTTGCTGGTCATTTGTGGACGGGTGGTTCATCAGGTAGTTTGAATGTAAACACTGTGTGGCCCAATGGTGGAGATAACATTGTAGGGTTAGGAGCACACAATGGATTTCTATTTATCTTTGGCAGGAATAACATTCTTGTTTATAGCGGTGCAACTGTACCTTCAACTATAACATTAAGTGACACCACAACAGGTATTGGTTGTATTGCTAGGGATAGCATACAGAATACGGGTTCTGACATCATCTTCCTATCTGATACTGGTGTACGCAGTGTACTCAGAACCATTCAAGAGAAGTCAGCACCATATAGGGACTTGAGCAAAAACGTAAGAGATGATTTGATGCAAGGGGTTCTTGGTGAACTCAATGAGCCAATTAAAGCTGTCTATAGTCCCTTTGAATCCTTCTACCTTTTAACACTTCCCTTATCAAAGATTGTCTATTGCTTTGATTTAAAAACACAACTTCAAGATGGAAGTAGTAGGGTTACAACTTGGGATAACATTGAGCCTAAGAGTTTATTTTATAGGTCAGATAAAACCCTTCTGATTGGTAAAGAGGGTTATCTTGGAAGTTACACCGGAAACTCAGATAACGGTGTTTCTTATCGGATGACCTACTATACAAACCATACAGATTTTGGACAACCATCAGTTACCTCAATTCTAAAGAAGATTAAGGTTGTTGTTGTTGGCGGTACAGCACAAGACCTCATTGTGAAGTGGGACTACGACTTTAAAGAGAATTATTATTCACAAGCAGTTGGCATACCAGTGCAAGGTGTTTCAGAATATAACATTGCAGAGTATGGCATTTCAGAATATAGTGATGGAATTGCACTAAATACCTTAACCGTCTACCCAACTGGTGCTGGTAAAGTTGTTCAAACTGGGTATGAGGCAGACATTAATGGTAGTGCTTTAAGTATCCAGAAGTTAGAAATTCACGCTAAGAACGGAAAAACAGTATGAAGATAATGGAGGAATATTTTGTCTAATTACACAAAAGCAACTAATTTTGCTAGTAAGGACAGCCTACTTACAGGGAACCCCTTAAAGATTGTTAAGGGTACTGAAATTGACAATGAGTTCAATGCAATTTCAACGGCTGTAAGTACTAAGTTTGATACCACGGCATTAGCAGCACCTGGGCCTATTGGTGCAACCACGCCAGCGGCTATTAGTGGAACAACTATTAACGGAACCACTGGTACGTTCACAGGCAACGTGCAGATGGCCTCTGCCAACGGTGGTCAGTTGGCGGGGCTGCGGAATAAAGTTATCAATGGGAATATGGGGATATTCCAGCGTGGGACGACTGCGGTTACTACTACAAACGTCTATGGCCCTGCTGACCGCTGGGAAAATGACGGAATAGGAGACACATTTTCTACTTCGCAGGGAGCTTTTGTTTCTGGCGATACTTTGTACGACACAGGCGGGGCGCAGTTTTATACGCAAATTGCCGTCACCTCAGTTGCTGGCGCAAATAACTATTACAAACTTCAGCAACCGATTGAAGATGTAAGAATACTTGCAGGGCAAACAGTAACTGTTTCTTTTTGGGCCAAAGCAGCCAGCGGAACACCATCTATTGCGCTTGAACTGTATCAGTTTTTTGGAACCGGAGGCAGTCCATCAGCAGCTGTTCCCGGAATTGGTCAGGCACAGGCATTGACAACAACGTGGACCAAATACAGCAAGACGTTTGCGATTCCGTCTTTGGCTGGAATTACGCTTGGCACAACAGCAAACACTAGTTACACAGTATTGGGATTTTGGATAGATGCTGGAACCAGTTTTTCGGGAGTTGGCGGACGCGCCGCTGGCATTGGGACGCAAGTCTCCAAAACCGTCAGTATCGCTCAAGTGCAACTTGAAGTCGGCCCCGTAGCCACGCCATTCGAGCAACGTCCGATTGGGATGGAGTTGGCGTTGTGTCAGAGGTATTTTGAAACTATTCGTTACCAAACAAGTTCTGTTATTTCTGTTTGTCAGGCAACTTCTACAACGGCAGCGTCTGGTTTTGGAACCAATTTTGCAGTTACCAAAATAAGTACGCCAGCCCTTACTTATGGAACTGGCAGCGCAAACGCATTGACCGCAACAGGAAGTAACGCAGGCGGGACTATTTTGGCATCAGCGCCTAGCGTAAATAATTTCAACTGGTCTGTTACATCGGCGTCTGGTTTGGTTGCTGGAAATGCTGTGATTATCAATTGTGCTTCGACGTTAATTTTGCAAGCATCGGCGGAGTTGTAAACCATGAACTACCAACTTACAAAAACAACCGACGTTTTTCGTTCAGACGGTTGGGTTATTCCCGCCGACCCTGCAAATACGTTTTACCAAGAATACCTAGCATGGCTCGCCGAAGGCAACACGCCTGACCCTTATGTGCCACCACCACCACCCATCCCCAGCACGGTGACGCGCTTCCAAGCTCGTGTGGCCCTTGTGCAAGCGGGTTATTTCGATACCGTTAACACCTACATTGCAACCCTTCCTCAAACAGATGTTAAACGTCTTGCTTGGGAGGATGCAGCAGAATGGGAACGAGCAAGCCCAACACTTAACTTCCTTGCTAATATGTTAGGCCTATCTGATACTGATGTGGATGATTTGTTCATCCTAGCATCTGGTATTAGTGCATAAGGAGAATAGACATGGGATTCTTTTCAAGTAAGAAGAAGAAAAAGAAGTTACGTAAACAGGCTGCGAGGCAAGAAGCCGCAGGTAAGGCCTACCAAGCAGCAGTACAGTTTAAGCCTGTAGGGACAACCAATGCCTTTGGTACTACCAACTACACCTACAACCCTCAAGGTCAACTTGAAACTGCTGGCTACACCCTATCACCTGAGTTACAGGCACTGAGTCAACGTGGCATCAGGGATGCTGGTGGCGTGGGTATGCGATTTGCAGATCAAGCAATCTCTGGTGGTTTACGTTTAGGTAATCTTAGTAAGCAATATCTAGCAACTTCACCAGAGCAAGCAGCACAAGACTATATTAGGAGTCAAAATGCCCTGCTAAGGCCGGGACAAGATCAGGCGTATGCTGACTTGCAACTACGTCTTGCCAACACTGGTAGGGGTGGCCTATCTGTTGCACAAGGTGGAAACTTACAGTCTGCAAACCCTGAGGCAGCAGCTTATTACAATGCCCTTGCACAGCGTGATGCCGCCCTTGCAGCACAGGCAGATGAATATGGAAGAAATCGTATTCAGTTTGGTGCTGGTCTTCAAGGTGAAGGATTACGTCTTGGTTCCTCTGCTTATGATCCTTCTAAAGCAGCCCTTGCCTATTCACAAGGTGTTGAGGGATTGGGTGCAGGAAACTTAGCACTTGGTTTAGATATTGGTGGACTACGTTCAAATGCTGCACGAGTTGGTGCAGAAGGTATGCTTGGGGCACAAGACGCAGCAAACCAATTACGTGCTAAAGCAGATATGCAAAGAAGCGGTCTTGGTAAACTTGCAAGTAGTGCTGTGAAGGGTCTTGCCAATTACGGCCTTAACTATGCTACTGGTGGTCTTTACGGTGCTGCTGGAGGTGGAGGTGGCTTTGGTAACTTCTCTAATCTGTTCAACACTAATGGTAATGGCATAGGAACAGCAGGAAATTTCACAAGTTTTGGTGGCTTACAGGATAAGTTCTTTGGCCCTCAAGCAGGAACATACAATGAAATTTATAACCCTGGAAATCAAGGATTCTATGGTTCTGCTGCACAACCTGCTTATTATGGTGGTGATACCTCACAATACTCTGGCTTGTCTTGGAACCGCCCTTAAAAGGAATAGGAATATAAAATGGCTGATAACATTGTAGGTGGTTTATTTGGAATAATGCCAGAAGACATTGCAGCACAACGTATGGCTGCTTTAGATCAACAGGCACAAGCCTTTGCTAGGATGTCAAGTGGTGAGGCTTACAAAACACTAGGGTATAAGGCTGGTAATTTACTAGGTCAAGGTTTGTTTGGTGTTAATGATCCTCAGATGGAGAGGGCTAGGCAACGTCAGCAAATGACTCAAGGGATTGATTTTAATGACCCTGAGAGTCTGCTACAGGCTGCACAACGGGCTAACCAAGCTGGAGACACTCCGGCTGCTCAAGATTTGTATTCAAAGGCTGTATCACTAAGAAAAGCACAAGCAGACTTAGCTAAGACTCAAGCAGAAACGCAGAAAGCGTTACGTGAGCAAGAGCCAGAAAAAATTCGTATTGCTCAGGCATATGCAAATAGCAAAGCAAAACCTGGAACTCCAGAATGGAATACGTTATTCCAAGAATATCTAGACAGGCTAACAGAGCCTAAAGCAGGTTCTATGCAAGTTTCTGCACAAGAGCGTACAATTCTTTCAGATATTGAAACTGCTTTGGAAAGTGATCCAACAGGGGCTTCTATTACTCCTGCTTTAAAAGCACAAGCAAGATATGTTTTAGGTAGTAAGCGGCAACCTAAAAATTATACAGACCCTCTATCAGGAGAAATTGTACAAGTTCCAGGAATGAATATAAATGAACTTGCACCTCTTACAGCTTCATTCCTATTTGGTGGATCGCCTCAACAGGGTGGACAACCTCCAGTGTCAGGACAGCCTCCTATGCCCACTCAGGGTCAACCAGCACCAACAGGTGTAACAACATTGTCTACTCCTAAATCTGAAGCAATTAAAGCAAAAGAACTTGAAACTGTAAAAGCAAGTGTTGACTCTTTAGATGCTGACTTAGCAAACGTAGATGAGGCAATTAAACGCACAAATCCTTGGGCTACTGGATGGGCTAACTATGTTTTGGGTGGTATGCCAAACATGGATGCAACAGCCCTTAATGATATTGTTGGAAGTATAAATGCAGCAAAGGTGTTTACTGAACTAGGTAAACTTAAAGAGCAGTCAAGAACCGGAGCATCGGGTCTTGGTAGCGTAACTGAAAAAGAAATCAATTTACTTGAAGCACGTATTCGTAAATTAAATCCTCAGAGTAAAACTTTCCCAGAAGATTTAAAATACATTCAAACAAAGTGGAAAGATTTACGAGACAAGATGCAATTAAAAGCACAAGGACAAACCCCTTCACCAACTCCTACTCGATCTGATGAAGATATTATTGCTCGTGCTCTGGCAGACCCAAGATCAAAAGGTTTTACTAGGGAACAAGTAATTTCAGGTCTTCGTAAAGCAGGAAGAATTCAATAATGGCAACTAAATTAAAAAATACGCTTGCTGATGACATTAAGAAGGCCCGTGCTGAAGGTAATGAAACTAAGGCTAATGCTTTAGAACTCCTTGCTGGAGGCATTTCAACTGGTGTTGGTGTTGTTACTGGAATCCCTGACATTGGTATTTTTGGTTATAACCTTTTAAGGGATAAAGCAACTCCAGAAGTAAAGGACATTCGTACCCGTGTACTTGAGGCAGGAGATTTTCCTACGTCTGGTGGCCTTGCATACAATGTTCCTGAAGTTGCCGCTGGTGTTTATGGTCTTGCATCCTTGGCTAAGAGTGGATGGAAGTTCTTAAAGGATAAGAAAAACACCAAGAAAATTGCAGAGTTTCTAGGTGAACTTCCTGATGATACACAGAATGTATTCAAGAAATACATGATGACAGGTCAAGGTTCCAATGATCCTGTAATTGCTGCAACACTACAAAAACTAAAGACCAATCCAAAGTATTCTGAAATCTTTACCACTTTAGAAAAAGGTGCTACAGATGAAGCATTAAAGAATATGAAGCCTCGACCTAGTGTGCAAACACGGGAAGAAGCAACAAGTGGTATGGCCCGCGCAGTGACAGGTAGGATTGAATCTTTAAGAAAAGCAAGTTCTGAATCTGGTAGTAAGTTATTTGAAAAAGCAAAAACACTTGGTGGTGATAGGCGTATTGTTAGTACAGAAAAAACACTAACAGAAATTAGAAAACTCATTGCAGAGTATTCTAAGAAGGCCACCCCTAGTTCAGAGAAGGCTGTAGAGTTTCTGCGTTCGATGGAAGAACGTCTTGTACCTTCTTTTACTACTGAAGCAAGGGCAGGGACTACTATTAGAGGTGCAACAGAACCTAGTAGGGTGATTCCTGGAGCACCAGCAACAACCCAAACTGTTCAAGTTCCTGTTTCCTATATTGATGATTTAGGGATGACTAGAACAAGAATAGAAACTAGGACTATTACATCTCCTTCTAGGGGAGGCACTACCATTGCTGGGACAACAGAACCAACTCGTGTAATCCCTGGAGCACCAGAAACAACTATTTCTCAAGGTGCTAAAAACCTTACAGTTGCAGAAGTACAATCTATTCTAAGTGAATTTGGTAAGAAGGCATCTGGTGGTGATACTCTGCTTAAAGATGTCTCTCTATCAGATGAGAGGCGCATTTCTAGTGCTATTTTTGGTAATCTAAAAGACGATCTTAATGCTTCTACAAAAGCTGCTTCTTCCTCTCAAGACGCAAAGGCATTAGGAACACTAAGTGCTGCTAGGTCACAAACAGCAAAGTCTGCAAAAGAATATTCTGACTATATTGCACAGGGGATGCCTAAGTTTCTAAAAGATAAATCTTTATCAGAGATTTCTTTTGAAGATTTGCAAGATTCTTATCAGAAACTAAATCCAGCACAAAGAACGGTGTTTAGGGATTTTGTAAAAACAAATAGAGCAGAATCTTTACAGGCTCTTGATAGGTCTGTTTATGATGTTTTTATTGCTAAACATAAGACAGAACTTCCTGATGGTACATTTGGCTATGATTTAGGTTCTTTAGCTAGGGCATGGGCAAAAGAGGATAACCTATCACTTAATGATAAAGATATGATTTCTCGTGCCCTTGGTCAGAATATCAATGAGTTTAATAAACGGATGAAAGATGCTCTAGTTTTTACTAGGAGGCAAGCTGTTGGTTCTATCCCTGCTGAAGAAGCAACAACACTAAGTAAAGTTACAGGTTCCCTACCTGCAATAGTTGGTGCAACTCCTGCTGGTTATTCTGGTGCAAAAGCAACTGAATTAAGTTTAGATGTACTAAACGCAACACTGCGTAAAAGTAATCTTACAGATGATATGTTGATGAAGGCATTAATTACACCAGAGGGAGGCAGTTTCTTAAAAAATGCTTCAATGTCTCTAAAGAGTAAAGAAACTTTAGATTCATTAACAAAACTAAATAGTATTAGACCTTCTAATTTAGGTTTTGGTGCTATGGCAACTTCTATTAGTGGGGCACTTCCTACAACTGAGCAGCCAGTAAATGAGTATGTTCCTCCTGATGATTTATTTAATGAACCACAACAACAGGAATACGTACCACCAGATGATTTGTTCTCAGAACAGACACCAGTGACAGGCCCTACAAACAAGGCAGAGGCTGCTATGGCTGCTGATATAGGTACTCCAGATCAGATGGCACAACAAATGCAGCAATATTACAAGCCTTTGTATGAAGGTTTAAGGGGTGACATCTCCTCTGGTGCATACAACCCTGCAACAGCACCACCAGAAGAAATGAACTTCCTACGTAGAGCAGGACTAGTCCAATGACCTACAAATTTGGTGTATTAAGCAAGGAGAGGCTTGAGGGAGTCCATCAAGACCTACGGAAGGTGTTTTACGGGGCCATAGAAGGCTCACCTTACGACTTCTCCATCACTGAAGGGCTACGTACCTACAAGAGGCAAAAGATGCTTGTAGAGGCTGGAAAGTCAAAGACCATGAATAGCAGACACCTGACAGGTCACGCTGTTGACTTCTGCATCATCATTGATGGGAAGGCCAATTGGGATGTACCTAAGTACAAGGAAGTAGCAGACCACATCAAAGCAATTGCTAAGGAACTAAAGATTCCAATTACTTGTGGTGTGGATTGGAAGGGGTTTATAGATGGCCCTCATGTTGAACTAGATAGGAGTGTGTATAAATGAGTCTACTATCTTTAATCCCTGTCATTGGGGATGTACTAGATAAAGTGATACCTGATCCTGTTGCTCAGGCAGAGGCAAAGGTTAAGTTGATGGAGTTAGCCCAGAAGGGTGAGTTTGCAGAGATGAACGCTA